GGGCGGGGCCGGGCAAGCTTCACTGATTTAATCGCCCATAGCTGGCCAGCTAGCGGGCATTAAAAAACCCCCGCTGGAATACTACCGGCGGGGGCGTTATGGGCGTTGTAGGGGCTTTAAATCGTATCCAACCGCAATGTTGCGCCCTCTAGGATTTCTTTAACAATAGACTCGACGGCCTCGCGGTTTTCGTCGTCGTCGCGCTCGGGCAAGCGCTCGGCGATCATGTCATCAATATCGCTTTCATAGTCATGGATATCAAAATCACTTTCCAGCATATCCCGGGCCGCGCTAGTGGCCAGCGCTTCCACTTTGTCCCCGATAACGCCCATTATAGCGTCGCCGAATTCATCTAATTGTGCCGCCCGGTAATCGGCCCGGCGGTTTGCCTCGGCCAGTTGACGGCGAAGCTCGGCAAGCTCGGCGTCGCGAGGATCTATAATTGCGTCGTCGTTAAAGTTTAGATTTTCCATTTTTTCTATTCCCGTAATTCGGGGGCGGCCACCATGGCAACCCCAACGCCGTCGATTATATGGGTTTTGTCCCATATGTAAACCCCCATAAAAAAGCCCCGCCGATTAGGGCGGGGCAATGGGGGCCAGCCGGGCGGGTTTATTCGCGGCCAATGTCCCCGGCGACGTGATGCCGAATAATTGACCGGGGCGGCAATTCGGCGGCGAATTCACGCAACCGCTCGGCATCGGTCCGGCCGTCGTCGTCGGCATCGGATAAAGCTTGCCAGTGTATAGCAACATGACCATGACCAGCATAGCACCCGCCCGGATCATCCGACGCGGCCTTATTTTTGCCGGGGCCATGCGCGGTGAATAAAACAGCAAAAGCCCGATCTAGCCGGGCGCATAACGGGCCAGCCGCGCCGCCGCAATTAACGCAACCGATTTTTTTGTTGTACTCGGCCGGGCATCGCACCGCGTCGGCGGTCCGGGGCTTGGCGCTGTTATCGGTTATTTTAACGTGCTTTGCATTGTCCCGGTTTTTCCAGAATTCGGCCGGGACAACCGCAACCGCCGGTATCCCGGTTGCAATGCATGAAACCGCCGCGTTTAAATTGGGGGCGCTGTAGTTTATGACTGTCTTATTGGGGGCCAATTTATGCGCCCAATATAGCGGGGAAAAATGCGAGTAGGTAAAAGAGAAACCGCCCCGGGGCTTGGCATCTAATAAAGCGGCCAAATATTCGTCGTCAATATCGGCCGGGGCGCAACCGCGCCCGCTCGGGTTTAACTCGCATGACGCCGGGCAAGTGTCAAACTTGTCGGCCCGGCCCGCCCGATATGTAACGGCGATTCCGTCGGTTTTATTCGCTCGTGATAATTTAACAGTTTTCAGCATCGTTTTAATTCCCGTATTTTTAAAAGATACCGCTTTATCGCATATTATCCTATTTATGGCAAGCCCCAACAAAAAAGCCCCGCCGATTAGGGCGGGGCCGGTTGTTATATATGCGGGGCGATTATGCGGCCACCGCGACGCGACGCCAGTCGGCCGGGCGCATATCTAGCAATTGGCCGCCGCGCTGTTGCCACATATCGACGTCGTCGGCGTCGGCCTTGTGAGATACGGCCGTCACGGCATTAATGAGGGTGGCCCGGGACAGGGGCTTTTCGCGCTCATAACCGGACTGGCCGATAGTATCCAAAAGCCCGTTTAAAACGTCGTCGGTCTCTTTTTTGGTCAATTTCATGACCGCGCCAAGATTTGCTACAACGTCGGTTTTGTCGATTGCTTCGCCGTCGATAACGTCGGCCGCCGCGTCGCGCATTTTCTGCAACACGTCGTCGAATGCATCACGGCTGGAATAAACCCCGACAAGGTCCCGGATTTTTAATTCCAGCGCCCGGTTATCGGCATCTTTTGCCTGATCAGATAGCAAGCCCCAGTCGTCGGCATCACGGCCGCTAGTGATATGGCTGGACCGCGTTTTATTTTGGGTTTGCATACCATTAAGGCAAGCCAGTGTCCAAGCGATTTGATAAACAGAAACCGAACCCGCGCCAACTTCACTATTCTGCAAGCCAATGCCATTGGCCATGACGTCGCCGACGCCCGCGCCGTCGCCAGTATGCACCAATGATTTCAGGCGCAAATAAAGGCGCTTGTCGGTTACTTCGGCATTAACAACCTGAAACCGGGCGTCGCTATTCATCAATTGCGGCAAGGCCGACTGCAACAGATTGACATGGTCAAAAGTTTTAAACTTGTCCGAGACAAAAGCCCGCAACGTACCGACGCCGCCGTCGGTCAAGGCCAGCCCGGCATGGGTGCGTAACATACGAACCGCCGGTTCTTTTTGCCAGATAGCATTAATCAGCCCGTCGAACTCGGCTGAATAGCCAGACTGCAACCGCCGGGCGGTTCTAACGTCAATCCCGGCATGGCCCGCGATTTGACCAAAAGCCACGTCATTAACCTTAAAAAGCTTTGTCGGAACCCCGCCCCGCTGTTCAACTACGATTTGCGGGTTGCCCTGATGATCAGTGGTTTTCTGCAAATCATGCGTCGGTGCGATATAATCTTCTTTCCGGGCCGCATCGTCGCGGACCTTTTCCAAAAGACGTGTCAGGGTGTTTTTGCCGTTTTCAATTGTATGTGTCATTTTCATTTTTCCCGTAATTGTGGGGCTGGCCGACGCCCCGTTAAATATGGCCTATGAGGGTTGTCTCATAAAAACCCGTATAATGCAATAGTATTTTTTAAAATTTCTATCACCGGGCAAAAGAAAACCCCGCCGGGCGGGGCGGGGCTGTTCTGTTATCGTCGGCGGCGCTTTACATACCGGGTTCGTTTTTGTGTGTGCTTTTCCCAGTCCGGGCCATAAAGCAGTCGTCCAATAATCGAAAATATAAACATTAGATCCCCTACGTTTAGTTGATGGTTTGGCCAGTGTGAATCCACACCGGGGCTTGGGTTTCGATCCAGACCTTGGCCCCACAAGATAGGGGCTTGTCTGGCGAATATACAACGCGGGATAGGCCGTCAATTTCTGCCGCATATGTATAATGATTTTCCCGGCCGCATTTAACAGTAATGGGCGGGTTCGCTTCGCCATTCTTTTTATTGGCCCGAATGACGTGCTGATTAATATGGATGCGCTTTTTTCTAGGCATTGCTCGGACCCTCTTTCAAAAACCATGATTTATTCGTTTTGGTGGTCCAGTTGTCATTCGCCGTTTTAACGCACTCATAAACAACGGCCACCAAATCGTCCGGATAATTGACGGGTTCATCGCTATCTACCGCAAAGATACAGATATCGAACATCCGGTCCCCAATTTGGACACCGATCCATTCGCTATCATCCTGCAAGTTTTCATACCACGCATTGCCCTGACATCGGTAATCTTCAAAACGCAATTGCGCTTCAAAATGCGCGGTCAAAAAACCTTTTTCATAATCGGATAATTCCAACATCGTTTTAAACTCCCGTAGCTGATTAACGATCATTACCAACTTGCCTGATATTCAACCGAATGCCAGTAGGCATCGCCGTGCCTGTCGGAGTCATTCCACTCTGCCGCACGTTCAAAAACCTGTGCATCCTCATCGGCGGCATCGCAACACTCCTGCCACCAATCCTCACTGCCAAAAAAGGGGCCGCTCACGTCTTCAGGAAAATCCCTATCTCGTAGCATCTGTGCTATTTTGCGGCAGTCCTCAGAACTCAGGTGTATGACCTGACATTCATCGACACCGTCCGCAAACGTATCGACAATGAGTTGATGCAACGGCGCATGCTTGCGCCAATAGCCTAGCTTCAGTCTTTCTGACTCACGTTCAAAGCCATCAACCATTCGCACATTGATGGGGGTTATGCCCCCATCTTCAGTGCGCTCCAGTTCACCCGACTCATCACGCTTATATTCGGTGCGCTTAAACTTGTCCCCGCGCAAATACATATCTAATCCCATCGTTTTTAACTCCCGTAGCTGATTAACGATCATTTACCTATATGCGATTATGTAGGACATGTCAATTCAAAGATAGTGTCCCAGTGAAACGGCTGTTTGCATCTAAACAGGGGTTCGACTTTCGTGATGCCGTCCATTTTTAAATCAACCGCCGCACTGGCTGGATACAACAGACACTCGGCGGGCTCGGTAGGTTTAGTCTGACGCTTAATCAATATCCAACTACTACTATGATGATGCCGGGTTAACCACGCCACTTGTGACGGCTGTAGTGTGACGGCATTGCCTGTCAGATATTTAAGCTCAATAAAATGAAAATTACCCCGCTCATCACAGATAAGAAGATCAGGTATCCCGGCTCCCACATAATTTTCAATCCGGGTCAATAATAGTTTCCGGCTCGACCTCTGGGCCGCTTCTTTCACTTGCTTGTAAAAGCCTGCCTCGCGCTTTGTCGCGATTGTCAGGGTTGTCTTTTTCTTCGGGAGTGATGTTGATTGTGACCGGGGCATAGCTTTGCTTTATTTCCTCTAAGGCTTTCAGAACGTCTTCTTTGCTCATGCTATCAATAGAGCCATGACGGATTTCTGATTTGTTGACGTATATGTCCCCCTGCGCTTGTCCCCGGCGATACTCAGCTTGAACAGCCGCGCTATACGCGCCGTTTTGCAAAGCGATATCCCGGATGTTTTGCAAATCCCGTAAATGACGCTGATATGTGACGCCGTACTTTTCATCCAATTCCCGGCGATAGGCTTGTATAGCGGCAACGACGTGCGGCGAGATATGTGGGTTGGTCAACTCATAAGCCCGGGTGTGAGCAGAGCTAGCAGAATATCCTGCATTGATTGCCGCTTCCCTCAAAGTTATCTGCCCGTCTTTGCTGACAAGCTCACGGACAAAAAGTTCTTGCTTCCGGGTTAGGGGCTGTTCGACCGTGGCAGGCGGTCTGCCTCTCCGGTCCCGTGGTTTACCTGTTACTTTAGAAGCCGCTTTTGCTGACATAAGATTTCACCGTTAATAAGGTCACGTCCCATATTTTATACAGGAACTACCTATATAGGGTCAAAAATATTTTTTATAAAAAACGCGCTCAGATCGCATTAAGGCCGATTTTGGATTTAACTTAGTGTTACGCCTTGTAAAATACCCCGTAACACTAAAGTGTAACAAAAAACCTTATATAATTCAGTACATTGTTACTAATGTTACGCTGTTACACTTGTTACGCCTATTTTAAAAACTTTTTTCTCGTTCTCTTTTTCTGACGTATATAGTAGAAACGCGAATTAACGTAACCACGGACATTTCCCCGCCCGCCAATCTTCGATAAAGGCTTTCATAGCAAAAGCCCTTCGCACCGACACATCGAACCGTGAGCCGCGGTCACTGGAGTTTGCAAGGTTATACACCCACGCGGAAGACACTCCGACATTGTAGTGGTCTGACACGGTATCGGCGATATCTTTTGCCTTATTACTTTTTAATGCGTCC